GACCAGGTTGCGCACCAGGTGCGGCCGCGGCGCCGGCGGGATCCTGCAGCTGCAGCAGCTGGTCGACCAGGTGGATCCAGCCCGGGCTGGCCAGCGCGCCGAGCGTGTTTGTGTTTGTGTTGTTGTTTGTGTCGTCCAGGTGCGTGGACTGAACAGCAGGCTTGCATGGGTTACGCATCCTGGTGCGTAGTACTGCGCATCCTGGTGCATAGGTGTAGTAAAAGCCAACGGGACACCTGCCCGCGCTCCCGCTTGGGTTGCGCACCGATTTCCTACGGAAACCGGCACGCCCGGTTACGCGGGTGAACCCGTAAAATCAAAACCCGAAAACCCCGAAATGCAACTAACCCATGACTCGGCCAGCGACACAGGCAGGCCACCAGGTTGGAGGCCGCCCTACAGGCCGTTGATCTGACGGCAGGGGCGATTTGAGTCCGAGGACCGATGCCGAAGGCGAGGGAGCGAGGATGGCCCGTTAGGGCCACCCCTGCGCATCCTCGGCGCTCCTCCAGAGCGTCCGGTTGTTAGCGGGTGATCTGCTGGTGTTGAGTCTACAAGGGAGGCTGTGGCCTCCCGTACCTTGTGCGCCGCGCTTGCGCGGGGCAGTCTGGTTCTATTCTCCAGGCTGAACAACGGCCGGCCGGCCTGAAGTGGCGCGCTGCGCGCGCATAAGAAAACCTACGCTTAGGGGGGACCCGTCCCCCCTGAGACCCCCCAGGGGTAGAAAGAGAAGGAAACCGGCTGAAACCCGCATGGATGCTAGAGGCGACCGCAAGAATTTGGAGGATGACCGAAAATTTTTTGCACAAGTATGCAAACCTTAGTGCTTATTCTTTCGGTGAAACCCATAGGCGGTTTGACTTCGACCGAAAGAATAAGCACTTAACTTTTCGGATAGGCGGTGATATGATCCGCTCATCACCGAAAAAATAAGGTCAAAAAAGTGGCAAACAAAAGAGAACATAACGTCGCTTCTGCGCGCACCGGCCCCAGCCTCAAGAGCCTGACGTACTCGGCGGACCATAATCCGCTCCTCAAGCCGAACAGCATCGAGATCAAGCGGCGCAAGGTACAGACCGGCGTGCGCGAGGATCTGACGGCCCCCGGCGAGGTGCGTGTGTCGGCCATCCATCAGATCATCGAGAAGGACGACGCCGAGTTCGTAAAGGTGTTTGCCGAAGGCGTCAAGGCTATGTTTGGCTTGAGCCGGACGGCCTACCGGGTGTTCCAGCTGGTCCTGGCCAAGTACCAGGACGAGCCGATGGTTGGCGGCTATGCCGATTCGGTCTACCTGGCGTGGTTCGATGGTGGCCTGTCTGGCGTTGACGTCGGTATGACCGACCGGACCTTTCAAACTGGACTGCGCGAGCTGCTGGGCAAGGGATTCCTGGCGCCGCGGCTGCCGAACGTGTTTTGGGTAAATCCCAGCCTGTTTTTCAAAGGCAACCGGGTGGCCTTCATCACCGAGTACGTACGCAAAACTGGATCCGACGCGAAAAAGCGCGATCGCCTTGAAGCCCAGGGCCAGGGGCGCCTGGGCATGGGCGAATAGCCGCCAGCATGCCCGATCAAGTCACTCTCCTGTTTGAGGACCAGGGGCGGCCGCTGCCGCTCCACCGGCTGGCGTTTCCCCAGCCGGCCTACGACGGCGCGTTCTCGTTCAAGGAAGTGCATGTGTCGCAGCTCAAGCGGACATTGCCGGTCGCGCGCCTGGTGGACGGCGTAGGCCAGGACGTGGTGGCCCCGCTGTACGATGCGAAGCTGTTGTGGATGGAAGGCGGGGAAGCGCGCGTGACTGGCATCGAGATAGACGAGCTGTCGCAGCGTCGAACGGTGCAGACCTGGAACGTGCGCTTTGCAGGATGGCAGGACGCCGGCGCCGTGGCGCGCCGGGATCCGGCCGGCTAGGCGGCTTTGCTGGCCGGCTCAATCGTGTAGGGATTGAAGCGAACCACTTCCTCTCCCAGCCAGTCGTTCAGCTGCAGGAAGCGCGCCTGCAGCGGCTCGATCTCGTTGCGGCCGAACACTTTCGCCGCCGTGTCAGCGGCGCCAAACCCGCCCGTATTGCTCGGGACGATGCCGAGCAGCTGCGGCGGCACGCGGTGCGCCGCCAGCATGTCGTCCCGGGTCACGTTCTTGATGTTGAAAAACTCGTCCTTTGCGGCGACCTCGGACACCGGGATAAGCTGGATCCCATCCTTCTTGCCGTTCGGCGCGTACATGAACAGGTTGCGGAAATTGCCGGGCCCCTTGCTGTTTTTCAGGGCCTGGCGCATCGCGTCGACGTCCTCCTCCCGCTGCGCCGGATCCGTCATGTACAGGATGAAGCCGGCGTGGCTCCCGTTCTCGTAATACTTGCGCCGGAACAGCGTGGCGGATTCGTTCAGCCAGGCCGCGTGCAGCGCGCCCAGGTATTCCGGCAAGCCGTACACCTCTTGGTTGATGTCCGGATCCCGCAGGTGGAACACGGTCCCTTCCTGGAATTCATGCGTCTGTCGCCATCCGTCGATCTGGATGAAGCGGCGCAGATCATTGGCGCGGCGGACATACTTAGCCAGCGGCGGCACCAGCTGCAGCGGGTCGCCCAGACGATTGTTCCGGCGCTCGAGGTAGCCGTTGCCGAACGTCAGAAAGTCCAGCGCCCAGGCTTCGAAGGCGGCCCGGGAAAGCATCTTGTGCGGGATGAAGGTCGAGGCCAAGACGTTACGCTTGAAGAACAGCGCCGAGGCGTGGTGAGTCCCGGCGCGGAAGCTCTTGGCCAGGCCGGCCCAGCTGACCGGCGGTTCGTACCACTGGCCATTCGTCCAGGCCTCCGTGTAGTTGAGGATATCGGCCCGGTCCAGGACCGGTACCGGATCCCCGAAACTGAAAGCCTCGACGCGCGACGGCGCCGAGGCCGGCACCGCGGCCGGCGCTGCAGCTGCCATGCCCTGGGCGCTGTGTTTTTTCTTCATGAGTAGATCTCCATAATGCTGGTGTTGTTTGAGGTCGCGCCCTCGAGCGGTTCGTTGCCGAGCGCGTGCAGGGTGGCCCAGGCCAGGTCGGCGTGGCCGGTCTCCTGGCTATAGCCGGCGGTGTAGGTAATTTGGCGGCCGCTCGCCGTGACGGTTTTCTTGATCGACATGAAGGACTGCGCCATGTCCGTCCAGCCGGCATCGAATTCCAGGCGGCCGCCACGGACTACAGACAAGCCTTTGAGGACCAGGCGGCTTTTCACCTCGGGCGAGTAGTGCAGCCCTACCACGCTCGGATAGAACGTGCGCACCAGCTGGTAGACGCCCTGACCGATGCCGGTCTGGTCGATCGCCATGTAGGCGACGTTGTAGCGCTCAGTGATTTGTTTGATGCTGCGCGCCTGCGCTTCGAAGTCCATGCCGCGCCACTGGTGTTTCTCCAGTACGCGGAACTTGCCACCTGGGACCAATGGCGGTGCGACCACGACACAGCTGGCCTGGTCACCAGACATTGCCGGGTCGTAGCCGACCCAGACGGGGCGATGTCCGAATGGGCGCAGCGCGAACGGTTTCACGTCCTCCCACTCCACCCAGGAATCGACCATGCAGCGCTGCAGCTCGGCCAGCGGGAAAATGCTCTGGCTGTCGTCCACGAACTGGCACATGAGGAGGTTCGCGTACTCCTCGGGGCTGTATTCCCGGCGCAGCTCCTCCAGGTCGAACAGGTCGCAGCCGGAATTGGCTGCATCCTCGACCGTCACCATTTGCCGCCACTGGCCATCGGCGCACGCGCGGCCGGCCGCCAGGGCGGCGTGGCTTACGTCCAGCTGGATATGCTCGGCCTTCGCGCGGCCGCGGTTGGCGTGGTCGCCAGTCCAGAACGGATAGGCCTCATGCGACATGCTCGACGGCGTGGAAAAGTAGGTCTTGCGCCAATGCTTGTGCATGGCCATGCCCGAGGCGACCTTGTTCAGATTTTTGAAGCCTGGCACCCAGAAGTACTCGTCAAAGTAAAAATTGCCGTGGTAGCTCTGGGCGGTGCGCGCATTCGTGCTCAAGAAAATCAGCTCGGCCGCGTTCGGCAGCACGATGGTCTCGCCGGCCAGCTCGACGTCGGCCGCCTCGCGCGCGAACTGGCAGATGTATTGCCGGAACACGTTCGCCTGTGCCTTGCTGGCCGATAGGAAGATCTGGTTGCGGCCGGTCTCCAGCGCGTCGACGAAGGCCTCCCGCGAGAAATACCAGGTGGCGCCGATCTGGCGACTCTTGAGCAGGTTGCGCGTGCGCTGCTCGCCATTCCGGTACCAGACCTTCTGGTAGTTGAACAGCGAATCATGGAAGGCCTGCAGGATCCGGGCCTGCTGCTCCTCCGTGACGTTGTTGCGCTCGGGTTTCTTCTTCGGGCCGGCATTGCGCGCTTCGATGTTCGGGTTGAGGTCCTTTTCCTTCCCGGTCTCGCCGTACCTGCTGATCCGCGCCGTGCGCTCCAGCTGGCGGGTGAGCAGGTCGATTTCCTTGTAGTCCCCGCCGGTCTTGCCGTCCTTGGCAATGAGCAGGGATAGCCGCGCCTCGATCGAGGCGTCGACCCGCTCCACCGTGCCGGCCTTTTCCCATTCGTCGCGCTGCTTCCAGGATTCCACCGTGGCCCTGTTCAGGCCGAGCTCACGCGCAATGAACGACACCCGCCACCCCTGGAAGTAGAGGAGGCGAGCGGCGCGGCGTGGGTCGATCTCAGTCTCGGCCGCGGTGGGGTCGGGGGTAGTGTTGATTTCAAGCATGACGGCAAGCGTACCCGCCACGCGCGCGCGAAACACGTCCGAGCGATTGTGCCCAGCGTCAACACATTCCCCTCCTGTTGAGCTCGCGCGTGCTCAACGGCAACATGGTCCTCGTCCCCCCCATCATCGGATTAACGGAAAAAACCCAACATGAGCACCGCAACCCACGCAAAAACGAAATGGTTCCGTGTCGCAGTCGAAGGCGCGACCACTGACGGCCGCAACATCGCCCGCGACTGGATCACCCAGATGGCGAAGAACTACAGCCCGACCGTGTACGGCGCCCGCGTCAACCTCGAGCACTACCGCGGCATCGATCCGGCCGGCCTGTTCAAGGCCTACGGCGACGTGCTGGCCCTGGAAGCGCGCGAGGAGTCGGGCGAGTTCGCCGGCAAGCTCGGCCTGTATGCCCAGATCCAGCCGACCGACGACCTGGTCACGCTGACCAAGAAAGGCCAGAAGATCTACACCTCGATCGAGGTCGACCCGTCGTTCTCGGACACCAAGCAGGCCTACATGGTCGGCCTGGCCGTGACTGACAGCCCGGCCAGCCTCGGCACCTCCGTGCTGACCTTCGCCGCCCAGAACCCGGCAGCAAGCCCGTTCGCACACAAGAAACTGAACGCCAACACCCTGTTCACCGCGGCCGATGAGGCGGTGATCGAGTTCGAAGATCCGGCCGACCCGCCGGCGCCGTCCGTGTTCAAGCGCGTGGGCGAGCTGCTGGGCCTGTTCCGTAGCAAGGAACGCACCGACGACGCCCGCTTCGCGGACATGGGCCAGGCCGTCGAGGCCCTGGCAACCCACGGCGCCGAAACCGACAAGACGGTGCAGAAGCTGAGCGCCGACCTGGCCGGCGCGATCGCCGCGGCCGAGAAGGATCGCGCCGCTTTCACGGCCCTGAAAGAGCAGCTGTCGAAAGACCCGAACCCGGGCCAGCCGGCACGCCCTGCGGCCACTGGCGGCACCGGCGAGCTGGTCACCGACTGCTGATATCCCCTTATCCCAACTGGAGTAACAGAAGCATGAAAAACGCAACCCGCCTCAAATACACCGCCTACCTGGTCCAGGTGGCACTGCTGAATGGCGTCGCCAGCGCAGCGGAGAAATTCACCGTCGAGCCGTCCGTCCAGCAGACCCTGGAAACGAAAATCCAGGAGTCGAGCGACTTCCTGACCAAGATCAACATCGTGCCGGTCACCGACATGAAGGGCGAAAAGCTCGGCCTTGGTCTGGGCGGCACCATCGCCGGCCGCACCGACACCAGCAAGGCCGAACGCAATCCGAGCGATCCGACCAGCCTGGAAGGCAACGGCTACGAATGCACCAAGACCGACTTCGACACCCTGGTCAAGTACGTCAAGCTGGACATGTGGGCGAAGTTCCCGGACTTCCAAACCCGCATGCGCGACCTGGTCATCAAGGCCCAGGCACGCGACCGGATCCTGATCGGCTTCAACGGCGTGGACCGCGCAGCGACCACCGACCGCGTGAAATTCCCGATGCTGCAGGACGTGAACAAGGGCTGGCTGCAGAAGTACCGCGAGGAAGCCCCGGCCCGCGTCATGAGCGAAGGCGCGCACGCTGGCCAGGTCCGCGTCGGCGCCGCTGCCGGCCATGACTACGTCAACCTGGACGCCCTGGTGATCGATGCGGTCAACAACCTGGTGGGCGAGGTGTACCAGGAAGATACCGAGCTGGTCGTGATCTGCGGCCGCAAGCTGCTGGCTGACAAGTACTTCCCGATCGTGAACAAAGACCAGGCGAACACCGAAGCGCTGGCCGCTGACCTCATCATCAGCCAAAAGCGCATCGGCAACCTGCCGGCCGTCCGTGTTCCTGGCTTCCCGGCCAATGCCCTGATGGTCACGCGCCTGGACAACCTGTCGATCTACTACCAGGAAGGCGCCCGCCGCCGTTCGGTGATCGACAACCCGAAGCGCGACCAGGTGGAAAACTACGAATCGAGCAACGAGGATTACGTGGTCGAGGACTACGCCGGCGGTTGCGTGGTCGAGAACGTCACCCTGGAATGGGCGGCTGCATAAGCATGAAAACGCCCGCCCAACGTCATTACGAGCGCGTCAGCGCTGCATCGACGGCCGCGGCGGCCGCGCCTGGCGAATCGCTCGCCGGCGCGAGCCGTTACGAGCTGATGCTGGCCAAGCTGGCGACTGACCGGCGCCGCTTGAAGTCGCTGCAGTCGGTCGAGCGCAAGATCGTGGTCAAGCGCGAAGTGCTGCCCGAGTATGCCGACTATGTGGCCGGTGCGCTCCAGGGCGGGCGCGGCGCCCAGGACGACGTCCTGGTCACGATCATGGTCTGGCGCATCGACGTGGGCGACTACGCCGGCGCGCTGGACATCGCCACCTATGCCCTGCAGCACGGCCTGACCCTGCCGGACCAGTACAGCCGGACCCTGGGCACCGTGATTGCCGAGGAGTTCGCGGAAGCGGCCCTGATCGCTCTCAAGGCTACCCAGGAATTCGACGTCGAGCAGCTGTTCAAGGTGGACAAGCTGACCCAGGCCCAGGACATGCCCGATGAAGTGCGCGCCAAGCTGTTCAAGGCGATCGGCTATGCACTGGACCGCTACCCGACCATGGCCCTGCCGTACCTGCGCCGTGCCGTCGAGTTGCACGACCGCATCGGCGTCAAGAAAGACATCGACCGCCTGGAAAAGGCGGTCAACGCGGCGATCGAGGCCGCCGGCAAACTCCCTGCAGGCGACAGCGCCGGCAGCAGTGCGCCCGGCACCGAAGATCCTGCAGCTGCCGCCGAGGCCTCGGCCGGCAGCACGTAACGAGCCCCTCTGGCCTGGCGGCGCCGGCTGACGATCGCAAGACCACCAGGTCGCCGCGATCCGACGCCGGCCCACCGCCAACTATCGAAAGCCCAACGAAATGAGTTTCATCGCCACCGCCCCCTCGAGCACGCCGGCACCGGCCGCCGCGATCGTGACCAATGACGGATTCTTCCCCGACATCGATCTCGACCAGCTGCGCGAACACATGCGCCTGGACGGCACCGTGACCCACGTGCGCCTGCGCGATGCGGCGATCGCCGCGGTGATCTCCGTCAACGGCGAGCTCGAGGCCTGGAAGGTCGCGCAGCTGGCCGCCGGCGTCACCAGTCTGGCCGACACCCTGCCCAAGATCGGCGGGGTGAGTGCCAAGGTGACGCAGTACCAGACGGCCGTCTACCGCACGGCCAAGGCGGATCTGACCGAGCGCTACCGCGACTACGACACCACCAAGAGCGGCGAAGCGAAGGCCGAGCAGCTGGTCGACACCGTGGGCGATGACCGCCGCGCCGCGCGCTGGGCGATCTCGGACCTGCAGGGCAAGCGGCGCTCCACCATCGAGCTGATCTGATGAAGGTGATGACGCAACAAGGCGACACCGTGGACGAGCTGTGCTGGCGACAGTACGGCCGCACCGCCGGCATGGTCGAAAAAGTGCTCGAGCTGAACCCGGGCCTGGCCGACTACGGGCCGATCCTGCCCAACGGGCTGGAAGTAGAAATGCCGGCGCCGCCGGCGACAACCCCAACCACCCCGCTGCTGCAGCTGTGGGATTGAAACTCAAGGAACCCATCATGGCAGAACCTAGCACTACCACAACGGCCATCGTGTCGGCGGGGATCGGCTTTGCAAGCCTGGCACCGGGGATCGACGGTAACGCGCTCATCGGCGCTTTCGCCGGCGCGGCCCTCCTGGTCGTCAGCTCCAAAGACCTGACCCTCGGCAAGCGATTCGCTTACCTGGTCATTTCGGTGATCGTCGGCTACATGGCCGCGCCCGAAGTGGTCCGGATGACCCCTATCCACTCCACCGGCGTGGCCGGCTTCTTCGGCGCGGCCCTGGCGATCGCCGTCACGCTGCAGCTGCTCGACCGGCTCAAAACGCTGGATCTGTTCGCATTCTTCAGCCGGGGGAAGTGACCATGACGCACCTGTACGCGTTTATCGCCTTCATCGCCTACGCCGGCGCCACGCTGCGCCTGCTGGCGTACCGCCGCGACGGCGCCCGCCACCGCCACCACGTGTCCTGGCTCGCCTGGATCCTCCTGGTGGTCCTGGGCGGATCCGCCGTCGACGTGCTGCTGCACGTCCACACCCTGGATTTTTTCGAGGCGGCCCGGGCTGTCCTCCTTTCCCTGTTCATCTTTTGCAGCCGCGGCAACGTGGCGCGCCTTCTTCGGAGTGAATGACCATGATTGCCAAACCTGGTGATATGGGCGAGACCGTCGCCCTGCTGCAGCGCCGCCTGGCGCGCGCCGGCTACCCTGTAACCGAAACCCACATTTACGATCGCGTCACGGAAAATGCGGTCAAAGCCCTGCAGGCGGCCACCGGCCTGGTGGTCGATGGCATCGCCGGCCCCAAGACCATGACGGCCCTGAGTGGCATCGTCCCGGCCCACTTCCTGACGGCCGCCGACCTGGTGAAGGCCGCCGGCACCCTGGGCGTGCAGCTCGCCGCGGTGCGCGCCGTCAATGAGGTGGAATCGCGCGGCCATGGGATGCTGCCGGAAAACGGCAAGCCGGTGATCCTGTTCGAACGCCACGTGTTCTGGAAGCAGCTGCAGGCGCATGGCATCGACCCGGCGCCGGCGGCCGCCAAGTGGCCGTCCATCGTGTCCCAGGAGCGCGGCGGCTACCGCGGCGGCGCCGCCGAATACCAACGCCTGGCGTCCGCAATCATGATCGACCGCGCCGCGGCCCTGGAGTCCTGCAGCTGGGGACTGTTCCAGATCATGGGCTACCACTGGAAAGCCCTGGGCTATGACAGCGTCGACCAGTTCGTGGAGTGCATGGAGGCGAGCGAAGGCGAGCAGCTGGAGGCCTTCGTGCGCTTCGTCGCCCTCGAGGACAACAAGACCCTGCTGGCAGCCCTCAAGGCGCGGAAGTGGAGCGCCTTCGCACGCGGCTACAACGGCCCCGCCTACGCGGAGAACCTGTACGACGTCAAGCTGGCCCGGGCCTATTCCAAGTACGCCGAGGCCGACAAGGTGGCCGCGTGAAGGACATCGCCGGCAACCTGGTGGCCCTCGTCCTGGTGGTCCTGCTGGGCGTGGCCGGCTTCTTCTACGTCCACGCCCTGCACTCCGACCTGGACCAGGCCAAGACCGACCTGACGGCCGCCCAGGAAAAGACGGCCGAACGTGACACCACCATTCGCCAGCTGCTCGAGCGCGATCGCCTCAACACTCAGGCGCTGGCAAAGCTGGAGACCACGCGCGCCGGCATCCAGGCCGACCTGGACCTGCGCGCAACGATGATAAGGAAACTGGAAAGTGAAAACGCTGAACTGCGCTCTTGGGCTGCTGCCCCTCTGCCTGGCCCTGTTGTCCGGCTGCTCGAGCATGGCCAAATCACCGGCGCCGCTGCCTACCGTGAACGAATGTCCGCGGGTGCAGCGCTGCAGCCTGCCGGCGGTGGCACCGGCCAATAATGGCGACCTGATCGGCGCCGTCGATCGGGCCGAGGCGGCGTGGGCCGCGTGCGCGGCCGTGGTCGACGTGATCGTTGATTGCCAGGCCGCGGCCGACCAGGTGAAAGCCAAGCCATGAAAAAACCCGCCTCCCTGCGCGCCGCGATCGTGGCGGCCGTCCCCGAGCTCGCCGCCAACCCTGACCGCTTCCTGGTGTTCGCGGACGCCGGCGCCGTCGCCGCCACCAATACAAAGACACTATCATTTGAATATCGATATACACTCAACTTGATATTACTCGACTACTCGGGGGACGCCGATCCGGTCATGCTGGCCCTGCTGCAGTGGGTCCGCCTGAACCAGCCCGAGCTGCTGGACAACGCGGACAAACGTCACGACGGCATCGGCTTCGAAGTTGACCACCTGAACAATCTGACCTGTGACCTGTCCATCAAGCTGCAGCTGTCCGAAGCCGTGGTGGTGGGCACCGACGACCTGGGCGCGGCCACTTTCACGCACCTGGACGAGCCGGTACCGGAATGGACCCAGAAAGGCCTGGCGTAAATGGACGACCTGACCGCGCTCGAGGAGTGGGCCGGCGCCCTGCTGGCGAAGATGGAGCCGGCGGCACGCCGCAAGGTCGCCGTCGACGTGGGCCGCGAGCTGCGCCGCAGCCAGCAGAAGCGCATCGCAGACCAGAAGAACCCGGACGGCAGCGCGTACGCGCCGCGCAAGCCGCGCCAGGTGATGCGCGATGCCAGGTTGAGGGAAAAGGAAGGCCGGATAAAACGGCGCGTGAAGATGTTCGCCAAGCTGCGGACGGCTCGCTTTTTCAAAGTCGAGGCGAATAGCGACGGCCTGGCGATCGGTTTCCTGGGCCGCGCTGCGCGCCTGGCGCGCGTACACCAGGACGGCGAGACCGCCGAGGTGGCCCGCGGCGGCAAGTCGTATCGATATCCGGTCCGCCAGCTGCTCGGCCTGACCCCGGCCGAGCGCGAAATGATCCGGGAAAAGCTGCTGGACAATCTCACCAGGTAGCGCACCTGGTCGACGGCCAGCTGCTCGAGCTGGCCGGATCCGCGCCTTACGCGGCCAGGCGGTCGGGCACCGCGGCCAGGCGCTCCGACGCATCGGCATGGATGCGCGGGTTCATCTCACACCCCATCCAATTCAAGCCGGCTTCTTTCGCAGCCACCAGGAAGGTGGCCGATCCGGCGAACAGGTCGAGCACGGTCCCGCCCTCGGGCACCAGGCGCACCACCTCGCGCGCCAGGTCGACCGGCTTTTCCGTCAAGTGCCGTTTTGGAAAGTCCAGCTTGCACTGGAAAACGCCAGGCAGGTACACCTCCCGGTCGGGCATCGCGCCCTTGCTGGCCCAGACGATGAATTCCGCCTGTTGCTTGAAGCCGCTGCGGCGCGGCCGTGCGCGCCCTGTCGTCTTGTCCCAGACCGCGATCCCGCGCAGCGTGAAGCCGGCGGCCTGGATCACGTCGGTGAGCGCCGGCAGCTGCCGCCAGTCGATGAAGCACACCACCATGCCGCTGCTTTTCAACGCCCGGTATGCACCCGCCAGCCAGGTCTGGCACCAGAACAGCCAGGAACGCTGGTCCATGTTGTCGAAGTCGAAGTCCTCGTAGAGGTCCTGGGATGCGGCATTGAGATACTTCTTGCTGGTGGTGGCAGCGCGCGCAGCGCGATGCAGGCCGCCGGAACAATAGGGCGGGTCGGTTAGTAGCATATCGATCGAGCTGGCCGGCAGCTGTCGCACGAATTCCACCGCATCGACCTGATGCAGGCGGTTCAAAAGGGGGGTGGTTTGTTCGGTTTGTTCAATCACGATAAGGGTCCAGGTTGCGTAGGGATCGGCGCGGAAGCGTCCCCCCGGACTCGCGCTCTGTAGGTATTTTCGACGCCAGCCGGCGCCGGTAGAACCTCGAGCTGTTGTGGCCGCTGCGGGCACAACCGCCGCCCCGTGCATCGCGCGCACGGGGCCTGCACCATGGCGGCATGAACCTCAACGATATCTACCGCCTGCTGCTGAACCTCCTGCGCAAGGGCACCGTCTTGGAAGTCGATCACGACGCCGAGCTGTGCCGCGTGGAATGCGGCGAGATCCAGACCAACTGGATCCGCTGGATGGCCTTCGCCGCCGGTGAGACGCGCGACTGGAACCCGCCCACGCCTGGCGAACAGGTACTCGTCCTGTCTCCGGGCGGCGACATGGCCGACGCCGTGGCCCTGCGCGGCATCACCACCGACGACATTCCGGCGCCGAGCCATAGCCCGACGACGCACACCCGCACCTATCCGGACGGCGCGCGCATCGAGTACGACCACGACGCCCACTCCCTGGTGGCCACGCTGCCGGCCGGCGCGACGGTCCTCCTGGAGGCCCCGGGTTCGGTGACGGTCAAGACAGCCAACGCCACCGTCGAAGCGGATACGGTCCTGGTCAAGGCCAGCCAGATCACCCTGGACGCCGGCAAGACCAGCTGCACCGGCGCGCTCGACGTGAAGGGCGACGTCACCTCCGGCGGCGACGTGAAGGCGAGCGGTATCAGCCTGACCAAGCACACACATGCCGACAGCGGCAAAGGAAAGCCTCAATGATTGGAATGAACGCAACCACCGGCCGCGCAATATCCGGCCGCGACCACCTCTCGCAATCGATCGGGAAGGTGATCGGCACCCCGACCGGCTCGCGCGTGCAGCGCCGCCGCTTCGGGTCCGACCTTTTCAACCTGATCGACGCCCCGGCCAACATGGTGACCCGGGTTCGGGTCTACGCCGCGATCGCCTCGGCCCTGATGCGCCAGGAACCGCGCCTGCAGCTGCGCCGCGTGTCCCTGAGCGAGATCACCCAGGGCGGCGCCGCCGTGTTCGATATCGAAGGCATCGCCACCGAGGACGGCGCCGTGCTGTCCACCAGCGTGACCGTTCCCGCTCGAGGTGGCGTATGAGCACGATCGACCTGGCGACCCTCCCCGCGCCGGACGTGGTGGAAGTACTCGACTTCGAAACGATCTATGCCGAACGCAAGGCGCGCCTGGTATCGCTGTACCCGGCCGCCCAGCGGGCCGAGGTGGCCAAGACCCTGGCCCTCGACTCCGAGCCCATGGCCATCCTGCTGCAGGAGAACGCGTACCGGGAGATTGTCTGGCGTCAGCGTGTCAACGAAGCGGCGCGCGCCCTCATGCTGGCCTTCGCGCTGCGCGGCGACCTCGACCAGCTGGCCGCCAACTACAACCTGGTGCGCCTGACCATCACGCCGGCGGACGACACGACCACCCCGCCGACGCCGGCGGTGATGGAAACGGATGCCGCGCTGCGCGAGCGCGTGCTGCTGGCCTTCGAAGGTATGTCGGTAGCTGGTCCCCGCAACGCCTACATCAAGCACGCCCGAGACGCGGACGGCCGCGTGGCCGATGCCAGCGCGATCTCGCCGGAACCGTGCGAGGCTGTCATTACGGTCCTGTCGAACCAGGGCGACGGCACCGCGCCGGCGGATCTGCTGCAGGCGGTAGCCGCGGCCTTGAACGATGAGGACATTCGCCCGGTGGGCGACGTGGTGACTGTGCAAAGTGCCAAGATCGTGCCCTACGAGATCCGCGCCACGCTCTACCTAGACAACACCGGCCCGGAAGCCGAGCTGATCCTGCAGGCCGCCGCCGCGCGCGCCGACACCTACCGCAACACCCAGCGCCGGATCGGCCGCGACGTGAACAGGTCCGCGATCACCGCCGCCCTGCACGTCGAAGGCGTCACCAAGGTGGTGCTCACGCAGCCGGCCGTCGACCTGGCCCTGGACGACACCCAGGCGTCCTACTGCACCGGGATCACCCTGACCAATGGGGGCGTGAGTGTCTAGCCTGCTGCCGCCGAACGCCACCGTACTGGAGCGCAACCTGGCCGCGGCCGCGGCCGCGATCGAGGGCGTGCCGATCCCGCTGCGCGACCTGTGGAACCCGGACGCCTGCCCGGTGGCCTGGCTCCCCTTCCTGGCCTTCGCTTTTTCCGTCGATCGCTGGGATGCGAACTGGTCGGAAAAGACCAAGCGCAAGGTCATCAAGGCGGCCTACTTCGTCCACAAGAAAAAGGGCACGATCGGCGCGCTGCGCCGCGTGGTAGAGCCTCTGGGCTACCTGATCCGCGTCCTGGAGTGGTGGCAGATCGACCCGCCAGGCCCGCGCGGCACCTTTCACCTGGACATCGGCGTCCTGGATACCGGCATCACCGAAGAAATGTATCTCGAGCTCGAGCGCCTGATTGACGACGCCAAGCCCCTGGCGCGCCACCTGCTCGGGATGGCTATCAGCGTCGAGGTGCGCGGCACCGAATACATCGGCGCGTCCGCCTACCTGGGCGACGAGCTGACCGTGTACCCGTACACCCCGCGCGAGATCGTGTCGTCGCTGGCCTGGGGCACCAAAGGCAGCACACACACGATCGACACCATCACCGTCTATGCATTCACCAACAACCTGGTCGTGTCGTCCCTGACTTGGGGCACCTCTGGCAGCACGCACACGATCGACACCATCACCGTTCAACCGAAACACTGAGGAAAACATGGCAAACCAAACCTATTTTTGCACCCTGACCGCCATTGGCGAGGCGAAGGACGCCAACGCCAAGGCCCTGGGCACCGCGCTGAAACTCACGGAAATGGCCGTGGGCGACGGCAACGGCGCGCTGCCCATTCCCGACCGGGCCCGGACCACCCTGGTGCGCCAGGTGCGCCGCGCACCGCTCAACACGTTGAAGGCCGACCCGCAGAACCCCGGCCAGCTGATTGCGGAACAGATCATCCCCGAGGACGTGGGCGGCTGGTGGATCCGCGAGCTGGGCATTTACGACGATGCCGGCGACCTGATCGCGATCGGCAACTGCCCGGAGACCTACAAGCCACAGCTGGCCGAGGGATCGGGCCGCGTCCAGGTGGTCCGCATGGTGCTCATCATGAGCAGCGCGGCAACCGTGCAGCTCAAGATCGACCCTTCCGTGGTCCTGGCAACGCGCAAGTATGTGGATGACCAGGACGCGGCCGTCGAGGCGAGGATGAATACCGCGGTGGCCGCCCTGGGCGCAAGTACCCAGACGGCCCTGGGCGGCAAGGCCGACCTGGCCGGCGCCACGTTCACCGGCCCTGTATATGCCAGCAAGGGGTTCAGGATCGGGGGGGCATGGACCCTGACCCCTAGTGCTTCGCCTGGATCGTTCAGCCTGGAAAACATCACGATGCGCAACTACATTGGCGATGGGACTGGCTGGGCCTGGGCGTTTAGTAAGCGGGCAAACGGTGTAACGACTGACCTGTTCACCGTCAATGACGCCGGCAATGTCGGCATCGGTGTTGATGCGCCGGCGGCGCGGCTGGACGTTGGCGGCTCTGCCTCTGCAGCACTGCAGGCCATCCTTGCGCGCGGGGCAAGCGACGGCGGCTTCCAGCTTCGAGCGCGAAATGGTTGGGGAAATGCCGTAGATACCGAGCAGGTCCGGTTCGGCATGGAATACGCCTCGCAAGGTATGGCGGCCGGCTTTAGCTTCATTCGCGGTGCGTCCGCTACCAACTCCTCCCTGGCAATCTTCACCGACAACCTTGAGCGTGTACGCGTCGATGCAACTGGCAATCTCGGAATCGGTACGCAATCTCCGAAAGGCACCCTGCATGTGTCGAAGCCGGGCGAGGCATCGGTTGTCGTGTCGAATTATCAAAACTCCGGGGCCGACAACGTGAAGGCTGGTTCGGTCGTATTCCAAACCGCCTATACGAGCACCGGGACGGTTTATGAGAATGCCCGTATCGACGCGATTACGAAGGCCGGGAACATCGACATATCGCAGCTGGTGTTCAGCGTTGGCCGCTTCGGCGCCGGTGGCTTGGCCCAGGAAGCCATGCGCATCGACAGCAACGGCAATTTGCTGGTGGGCGTAACGAGTAGCACATGCCACGTAGTGTCTAAGGGCAATGCCGTGGTTGACACACGAATTTTCGACGTTGCCTATTCCACCGGTTTTTTTGTGGGTGATGGGTATGGCTTCAGTGCCACGGCTGCATGTCAGAAGGTGATGAGGAACGCCACTAGCGGACGTTCGATCAACGCATCCGGCACGATCAACGCCGGCGGCGCCGACTACGCCGAGTACATGACCAAGGCCAGCACCTGCGGCGAGATCGACAAGGGCCAGATCGTTGGCGTGGATCGCGCCGGCCTGCTGACCGACAAGTGGGCCGATGCGGTTTCTTTCCTGATTAAATCCACCGATCCGTCCTATGTCGGGGGCGACACCTGGGGCCACCCGGACGCCATAGGCATGGCACGCCCGGAGGAGCCGGTGCTGGGCCTGGCCGACTACACCGGCACGGCGCACCCTGGAGAAGCCCCGGTCGCGCCTTCGGCGCCGGATCTGACGCAGCCAGTCCTGCCATCCATGCCGGCTGACGATGCAAGCGAGGAGGAAAAGGAGGCCTACCTGGTCGCGCAAACGGCCTACTCCGAGCAGCTGGATGCGTTCAATGAAGCCCAGGCCGCGTACCTGATCCAGCTGGCCGACCACAAGGAAGCGATGCAGGTGTACACCAAGCAGCTGGCCGAGTTCGAACGCGACCTCGCAAACCACCTGGTGGTCGTTGAAGCTGCCCGAGCCGAGTTCGACACCGTGACCATGCCGGCGTACCTGGAGGAGCTGGCCGCCTTCGAAGCTGCGCTCGAGCAGGCACGCCAGCGCGTGGACCGCATCGCCTATTGTGGCCAGGTCCCGGTCAACGTCAAAGGCGCCAAGCCGGGCCAGTACGTGGTCCCGGTGCAGGATGGCGACGGCATCGGCGGCCAGCTGGTGGACGACGACGCGATCGACTTCAAGCAGTACCGCCGCGCTGTCGGCATCGTCCAGAACGTCCTCGAGGACGGCCGCGCGAACGTGCGCGTCAAAATCGTGTAAGCAAAGGAGCCATACGCATGCATTTTCTCTCTGTCGTCCTGTTCGTCCTGGTGGTGGCCCTGCAGGCCGCCGATGGCTTCCTGACCTGGCGCGTGCTGCGCGCCGGCGGCCGCGAGCTCAATCCGGCCGTGCGCTTCCTGATCGGCCACCTCGGCGCCGTCCCCGGCCTGGCCCTGGCCAAGCTGTTCCTGGTGGTGATGGTCTGGCTGTACCTGCGCGAGCAGCTGCTGATCCTGCTGGCGATCGCCGCTCTGTATGCGTGGGTGGTCCGCCACAACTGGCAGCAGCTGCAGCGGGCAACCGGCAAGCTGTCGAGCGCCTGACATGGAATTCCACGTCATCACCGCCGCCGGCGCCGACCTGATCGCGCGCAAGATCGACGGGCAACCGCTCATCATCATCCCGCCGGCGATGGCGCCAACGCCGGCCGCCGCGCCGGCGGCGCAAGTCCCCGGCAAATAATCGACAATCCGACGCCCAGCGCGGCCGGTCCTCACAAGGGGCCGGCCGCTTTTTATTGTGCCCAGCGTGGGCACAACCGCTCCCAGGTGCGGCACTCCCGCGCGCGGGGCATCCTGTCGCCACCGTCTGAACTGACCGATCCCCGGCCACAACGGCCACCTCTTTACCAACCTGGAGCACACATGGCAACCGATTACCACCACGGTGTACGAGTCCTCGAAATCAACGAGGGTTCGCGCCCGATTCGCACTATCTCGACCGCCGTCATCGGCATGGTCTGCACGGCCGAGGACGCCGACGCCGCGGCCTTCCCCCTGAACAAGCCGGTCCTGCTGACCGATATCGCGTCGGCTGTCGGCAAGGCCGGCACCAAGGGCACCCTGGCGCGCGCGCTCAAGGCGATCGCCGCACAGACCAAGCCGGTGACCATCGTCGTGCGCGTGGCCGAAGGCGAGGACGCGGCCGCAACCGCCGCCAACGTCATCGGCACCACCACCGCAGCCGGCCAGAAAACCGGCCTGCAGGCCCTGCTGGCCGCGCAATCGATGTTCGGCGTGAAGCCGCGGATCCTGGGCGCCCCGGGACTGGACAACCTGGCTGTCGGCACCGAGCTGGCGGCGATCGCCCAGAAGCTGCGCGGCTTCGCCTACCTCTCGGCCTTCGATTGCAAGACCAAGGAAGAGGTCGCCGCCTACCGCGCCGGCTTCAGCCAGCGTGAAGTCATGATTATCTGGCCGGACTTCATCAACTTCGACACCGTGGCCAAGGCCGACGTCGACGCGCCGGCCGTCGCTTACGCCCTGGGCCTGCGCGCCAAGATCGACGCCGACACCGGCTGGCACAAGACCCTGTCGAACGTGGGCGTCAACGGCGTCACCGGCATCACCATCCCGGTGTTCTGGGACCTGCAGGACCCGGCCACCGATGCCGGCTACCTGAACGAGCAGGACATCACGACCCTGATCCGCAAGGACGGCTACCGCTTCTGGGGCAGCCGCACCTGCTCGGATGACCCGCTGTTCGCCTTCGAAAGCTACACCCGCACCGCCCAGGTCCTGGCCGACACCATGGCCGAGGCGCACATGTGGGCCGTCGACAAGGATATGCACCCCTCCCTGGTGCGCGACATCCTGGAAGGCATCAACGCCAAGTTCCGCGAACTGGTCAACGCCGGCTACCTGATCGGCGCCGAGGCCTGGTTCGACGCCTCGGCCAACACCGCGGAAACGCTCAAGGATGGCAAGTTGACCATCGACTACGCGTACACCCCGGTACCGCCGCTGGAAAACATGATGCTGCGCCAGCGCATCACGGACCAGTACCTGGTCGACTTCGCCACCAGCGTGGCGGCCGCCGGCTGATCGGTCCGGAACATCATCTTTTAACTAGGAGAAAAGCATGGGCATGCCCAGCAAACTTAAAGGCTTCAATATTTTCAACGACGGTAACAACTACCAGGGCGTGGTTGCCGAGGTGGTCCTGCCGAAGCTGACCAAAAAAATGGAAGAGTGGCGCGGCAGCGGCATGAACGGCCCGATCAAGGTCGATATGGGCCAGGAAGCCATGGTCCTGGAGTGGACGGTTGGCGGCATGATGCGCGGCGTCCTCGACCAGTGGGGCGTGACGACCCACAACGGCGTGATGGTTCGTTTCGCCGGCGGCTATCAGAGTTCGGACACCGGCACGGTGGACGCCGTGGAAGTGGTGGTCCGCGGCCGCCATAGCGAGATCGACATGGGCACCGCCAAGCCTGGCGACGATACCGCGATCAAGATCGTCACCGAGGTGAGCTACTACAAGCTGACCATCAACGGCCAGGACGTGATCGAGATCGACCTGATCGGCATGATCGAGAAGGTCAACGGCACCGACCGCCTGGCCGACCTGCGCCAAGCGATCGGCCTCTAAGCCCGCCGCACCCCGCCGCCTGGGCGACCAGGCGGCCCCCTCCCCTGAACATAGCGAGATACCAACATGAACGAGAACAACCCGAACACCGTCACCCTGGAAACCCCGATCAAGCGCGGCGAACAGACCATCGAGCAAGTCACCCTGCGCAAGCCGTCCGCCGGCGAGCTGCGCGGCACCTCCCTGTCGGCCTTGATGAACCTGGACATCGACGCACTGCAAAAAGTCCTGCCGCGCATCGCCAACCCGATGCTCACCGAAGCCGATGTCGCCCAACTGGATCCGGCCGACCTGGTGCAGCTGGGGAGCGTGTTCGCCGGTTTTTTGCTGACGAAGGCCGCGCAAGCGAGCATGGCATCCCGAACCGCGTAGAGGACGCGATGGCCGACATCGCCGTGGTGTTCCACTGGACACCGCAGGCGATGGACGGCCTGGCCCTGGCTGAATTGATGGACTGGCGCGAGCGTGCGCGCGTACGAAGTGGGAATGAGTAAATGTCGAACGATCTGAGATTACGAGTGCTGTTCAACCTGGCCGACAGCATCACCGGGCCCCTGCGCAATATCCGGCAAGGGAACGACGACGTCGCCAAGTCTTTGCGGGAAACTCGGAACCGCCTCAAGGAGCTGAACAAGACCCAGGCCGAGATCGGCGCGCTGCGCGAGCTGCGCACCGGCATGGCGGCCACGGCCGGCGAGCTGAACGCGGCCAAGACCCGGGTGGCGTCGCTCGCCCAGGCGCTCCACGCAAACGGCCCGCCAACCCAGGCAATGGTCCGGGACTTCGAACAGGCCCGGACGGCCGCGCGCGCGCTGCAGGACCAGCACCGCCAGCAATACGTCCAGCTGCATCAACTCCGCACCGGCCTGGCCGGCGCCGGCATCGACACCCGCAACCTGTCCCAGCACGAGCGCGACCTGCGCCAGAACATCCAGGCCACCACGGCCGACATGCAACGCCAGCAGCAACAGCTGGCCGAGCTGGCCGCGCGCGAGCGCCGCCTGGGCGAGGCCCGGGCGCGCATGCAGCGCACCCAGGAGACCGCCGGCAAGATGACCAGCACCGGCGCGGGCATGGCTGCAGCCGGCGCCGTCACCACGGCCGCGCTGTCGGTCCCTGTGACCGAATACGCGAAGGCCGAGGACTCGGCCACCCAGCTGTCCGGCGCCCTGATGCGCGCCGGCGGCGTGGTCCCTCCCGAGTTCGAGAAAATCAACGCCCTGGCCATGAAGCTGGGCGATCGCCTGCCCGGCACCACGTCGGACTTCCAGGACATGATGACGATGCTGACCCGCCAGGGCATCTCGGCGCAGACCATCCTGGGCGGCATGGGCGAGGCGGCCGCGTACCTGGGCGTGCAGCTGAAAAAGACGCCGGCAGAGGCGGCCGAGTTCGCGGCCAAGATGCAGGACGCGACCAAGACCACCGAAAAGGACATGCTCAGCCTGATGGACGTGATTCAGCGGACCTTCTACCTGGGCGTGGACGATAACAACATGCTCAACGGCATGGCCAAGCTCAGCCCGGCCATGGACACGATCAAGATGAAGGGCCTGGAAGGGGCCAAGGCCGTGGCGCCGCTGCTGGTGATGGCCGACCAGTCCGGCATGGCCGGCGAAGCCGCGGGCAACGCCTACCGGAAGATCTTCCAGATGGGCATGGACAAGAAGAAGATCGACAAGGCCAACAAGGGTCTGGCGCCGGCGCAGCGCCTGGACTTTACCGATGGAAAGGGCGAATTCGGCGGCTTTGACAAGATGTTCAAGCAGCTGGACAAGCTCAAGGGCCTGACCACGCAAAAGCGCCTGTCTGTCCTCAAGGAAGTTTTCGGGGATGATGCCGAAACGCTGCAAGTCGTCTCCCTGCTGATGGAGAAAGGCGTCGACGGCTACCGCGAGGTGCAGGGCAAGATGGCCGCCCAGGCCTCCCTGCAGGAGCGCGTCAACCAGCAGCTCGGCACCCTGAAAAACCTGTGGGAAGCTGCCGGCGGCACCTTCACCAACACCATGGTGGCCTTCGGTGAAACGCTCGCCCCCGAATTGAAGGCAACCACGGAATGGCTCGGAGACACGGCCCAGAAGATGGGCGCATGGGCGCGCGAGAACCCGCGTTTGTCTGGTGGCCTGATGAAAACCGTGGCCGCCCTCGGGATCCTGCTCACCGTCGGCGGCGCGCTGCTGGTGATGCTCGGGACCGTCCTCGGCCCCCTGGCAATGCTCAAGTTCAGCCTGACCACCCTCGGCATGCAGGGCGGCCTCATGGCGAACGTGTTCCGGATGGCCATATCACCGCTCAAGCTGCTGGGCCAGGCCGTGCTATTCATCGGCCGCGCCATGCTGATGAACCCCATCGGCCTGGCAATCACCGGGATCGCCGTCGCCGCCTTCCTGATCTACAAGTACTGGGGCCCCATCAAGGAATTCTTTGGCGGTCTGTGGGACCAGGTGAAAGCCGCGTTCAACGGCGGCATCGGCGCGATCGGCGCCCTGCTGGTGAACTGGTCGCCAGCCGGGCTGTTCTACCGAGCCTTCGCCGGCGTGATGTCCTATTTCGGCATCGACATGCCTTCCAAGCTGTCGCAGTTCGGCGCGAACATCATCACCAGCCTGGCCACCAGCCTGGCCCCGATCGGCGCCTTTGTCGGCGGATTGTGGGACCAGATAAAGACGGCTTTCAACGGGGGCATCGGCTCGATCGGCGCCCTCCTGGCTAACTGGTCCCCGGTCGGGCTGTTCTACCAGGCCTTCGCCGCGGTGATGTCCTATTTCGGGATCGACCTGCCGGCCAAGTTCTCGACCTTCGGGGCGAACATCATCGCCGGCCTGGTCAACGGCATCACCGGCGGCCTGGGATCCGTCCAGACCGCAATCACGGCGGCCGCCGACAGCACGGTGGCCTGGTTCAAGGAAAAACTGGGAATCAAGAGCCCGAGCCGGGTGTTTGGCGAGCTGGGCGGCTTCATCAGCCAAGGCGCCGCTGTCGGGATCGAAGGCGAGCAGGGAAAGGTAGCCAAGGCGATCGCGGCCCTGGCAACGGTCGCCTCGGCCACGTTCACGCCTGCTGTCACTGTTGCCGCCCAGCTGCCCACGACGCCGCCGGCGCAGCTGCAGCCGGTGGTGGCCGCGGCCAAGTCGCCGGCAGCGGCACCGGCACCGGCCCAGCTGCAGCCGGTGGTGGCCGTGGCGAAGTCGCCGGCAGCAGCGCCGGCACCGACCCAGCTGCAGCCAATGGCGGCCGCGGCCAAGTCGCCGGCAGCGGCACCGGCACCGGCCCAGCTGCAGCCAATGGCGGCCGCGGCCAAGTCGCCGGCAGCGGCGGCGGCGCCGGCCCAGCTGCAGCCGGTGGTGGCCGTGGCGAAGTCGCCGGCAGCGGCGGCGGCGCCGGCCCAGCTGCAGCCAGTGGCGGCCG